ACATTGGGCCAGAGTCTCAAGTGTTTAAGGCGATTGAAACACTTTTGAGGGCTGGCTTCTCGAAACGAAATATCAGAATCTATGTTCTGATCGGCTATGACGACACACCAAGGGATGCTCTCTATCGCCTTGAAACCTTAAAAGCATTTGGGATATGGCCCAATCCACAAAGATACAATCCGCTTGATACCCTAAAACGGGATTCCTATGTGGCTCCCAACTGGACGCATCGGGAATTGCATCGCTTTATGCGTTACTGGGCAAGGCAGCGATGGCTAGAACACATATCCTTCGATGAATACGAGGCCTAGATGGCCGAAGAGACAGATGAAATTATTTTAGTTCGCCTTCGTTATCAACTTCATCTAAACAACCGAAACGGCGGCGGTTTGACAAAAAAAGGTTTAGGGCCACCAACCCCAGCCATGCTTGGTCTTCTGAATGGCAAATTGCAAGAGATTTTCGCTGGCGATGATGATAAGCGAATCTCTCTGCTCCATTGGCTATGGCGCATTGAGAAATCATCTAAGGAGTTAACCTTCGGGCAGGTAAAAGCAACGCTTGATTGGTTAATAGATCAAGACATCCCCTGGGCCAGGCATGAAACTTATGTAACAAGCGAGGAGGCCGAAAAGGCATGTCATGCGATTATCGCCCTCTATTGCAGGGAAAAGGGGCAGATGAAACTATTTTAATCCGTTTCCGCTGTCCCCATTGTGGAGACATAGATATATTGGAAGACAAGGTAATCGAATACACCATCAAGGGCTTGATACGGGCTATATGCCCAAGATGTGGATGCAAAGGATTGATTAGATGGAAAAATCCAAAGCGGCACATCCCAACGTAATAATTTTAGTCAGCGATAAGGGAAACGAATCGAGGATCAAGGGCCAATATGTCGGTCGACTATCAAGCGGTAAACAATATGACCTTGGCCAACATTTCGGCAAGTTCCTCTTCGAAAGTGGCACCAGTGGTTTCTATCAAGGGTTGCATGACTACCTAGATATGTGGCAGGAAAGATTGAAAGAGGCCGACGAGAAACGCACAGAAGGCATCAAGTTCGAGATAGCGGTTAGGGACCGTGCTAAGGGATGGTGTGAGAACTGCCTTTCCCAGGGCATGAAAACGAAGGGAACTGACGCTCATCACATCTGGCCAAAATCGACTGCCCGAAAGCCCAATAAGTGGGAACCCGAACAATTACCACCCGGCCTAGAAGCCTGGCCTCATGTGGAGATCAATGGGATTTATCTATGTAGTGCTTGCCATATCGGAGCCCACGGGGAGCGAAGGGCAAAAAAGGGTGCTGGCCCAGGCATAAGAATATCCCGACCTTACTTTTACCAGTTGCTGAGGAATATATACCCTCAAAGAATGTTCAATGGCAAGTCGTACAAGGAATGGTTGGCAGACGAACCATTTAGAAAGTGGATGTAAAGGAGGCGAATGAGATGGAACAGCCAGAAGAATTTGATACGCTCTGCGCTCAACAGGAAATTGTTCGCGAGATGGCCTTTCGCATCAGGAATTTCCTCTATGAAGAGCCAGAAGGGGCACAGGCCAGGATGGAGAAGGCGTGGCCAAGAGAGAAAATTGAGCAGATGATTGATTTTGAAAAGGAAACTGCCGACCTTTTGGCCCAAGTCCTATCAACATTGCCTAAACTCGGCAAGGACGAATAGGCCGGTGATGAAGACAGGGAATGAAACCTGTGGTACTTGCCGTTTTATGATACCAACTGGTATAAAAAAGCCCAATTCCAGGAAATGGCTTTGCGTACTGAAAGGAAGCAACAGATGGTATACCACGCCCCCCCAAATGGCGTGCAATCTTTGGGGAAAGAGAGAGGCCAGCGATGAACCAAGGACAGATTGACTATGAGGAACTGAGGAAGAGGGCAAATGAGAAGATTGCAGACTTGAAGCACATAAAATTGGCAGCGGTGATGGCCAGGACAGGTTTTGCAGATAGCGATACGGAATTCAACAAGGCCAAGGCGGTTAGAGACGCCACCCTCGAAGCCCTAAGAGACTACATGAAGCCGCATCTTCTCGTGCCCCTAGAGATGATAAGGAAGGCAAGGGAGGAATGCGTAGAATGGCAAGGCACAGTCCTGGATAGTTGCCTTTTGGATTATAGCGAAGGGCCATGCCCAGATGCCGAGGGCTTTCCCCCTTGCTCCCTCTGCAAACTTCTCACCGGGGCCGCCAAGAGTGAAACTACCGAGTAAGGAGAGAGAGGAAGGAGGTGAATGAGATGTTGGGCTACACGACAGCAACCGCCATGAATATCATCTGGATTCCCTACGAGGACTGTCCAATATAGTGGGTGGCGGGAGGGTGGATAGGGATAAGAGTGAATGAGCCGATTATTCATCAAAAGAAGGAAGGCCAACGGTGAACCAATGTCATGATTATAAACCAAGGAGATTTCCCAATGATCCCAGAGGGGTTGATAGAGGAGTTAACGCAAATTATTGATGATTTCTATTATGCCTTTGTGCCTGAAAGGCCCACGGCAGTAGAAGAACGAGATTGGGTGGAACTGCTCATCACCCGCATCGTCCGGGCCATAATGGACGGGGAGATAAAGTTGCCCGAGGAGGAGAAATGAATCTACTCATTGCTGAAGCAGCCCAACAATTTTCGCAATTCTATGAAGTTCGAGAAGAACTCAGATGGAAAATGGCCGATACCTGTGCCCTTGTCGAAAGCGAAAGCGGTGGCTTGGCGATGCTGACCGAGGAACTAGAAAATAATTTCGGCATTTCCATAACACTCAATGCCCTCAAGAACTACGCTCGTGTTGCAAGGGCCTTCTCGGAAGAGCATCGCCATCTACAGTATAAATTTTCAAATTATCTTGAATGGTCTAGGCACCCCGACCCAGTGAAGGCTATGGAGGTGGCCCTCGATAATTGCTGGGGCCCTAAGCAGATGCGGAATCTGAGACTTCATGGTTATTCCAACTACAAGGAGGAAAAGATTTGCGAGCGGTGCGGGAAAGAACTGGGCGAGGGGCTTTTGGTATGTAGGAGGTGTCTGGGCGCCGACTTCGGGGAAGAGAGAGATATGATTGCGGAATATGCCGAGACCGCAGATCTCAATCTAGCGCTCGCCGAGCGTGATCCAATCAACAGCAGCGACTGACTATTCTTACAGTTGGGAAGATGACAACAACGACGAATGATGATATAGATTCTACCTGCCCAGTTAAAGTTGCCTTGCGGAACAAAATACGACAAGGGGGAATGGGCTGGTCGGCGAGCAACAAAAACTGGATAAGAGACTCATACAGATTCTTTGGCCATGTTGATCGTTTTCACGAACCACGGTGGAGAACAATGGGCACAGACGAAACGGGAGCCATATTGAAACAAGGGGTGTGCCGATTCTGCGGGAAAGTTTATCTTCAGCGACATTGTTCCCAGTGCGGGATGGTTCTTGATGGCGAAATTGGATCGACATGTTGGTATTGCAACGAGGAGGAGAATGAAAGCCAATGGCAAAAGCAAATGAATCCCCCGTGATAGTAACCAAAGAATCGAAAAGCCAGAAAATAAACGGCCTGGCCGCAGAGATTATTCTTTGCCTCGCAGAGCACTGCCATGTGATTGACAGGTTGGCTGCCGAAGAGGGAAGTTTGGAGATTTTCTACAACCGTGATAATATAACCCTGAGCATCAAGGGACTATATAGGGGGCATAAGAGAAGGCGGGGATGACAAAAGAAGAAGCAGAAAAGCAGGCGGAGATATACAAACAGGGCCTTATGGACGTACCCTTGCCCTTGGGGTGCGATTGGTGGATAGAACCCGTCATGGCCACGTGGGGAACGGAGATATGCTGGTGGATTAGGGTGGGGGTGACAATGTCTTTTGCAGGCCCAGAGTATGCAGTGTCATATTGCGCACCCTTTCAATGTCCGCCCGAAGACGCAATATCCGCCTTTAAAAAACTGGTGCCGAACCTTGCGGTGAGACTTAAAGCGAAAATACCAGAGATTAGTGGCTGGGTTCTTCGATGAGTTACCGCCACCCAAGGCTTGATCCAGACTTCATAGTCTACGGGTTCTTGATGGTAGTAATAGGCATGGCCGTAATCATCCTTGGGGCAGCCCTTGGGTTATGGCCGACGCCGTTCTGAGGAGTTGCAGACGGTGAGGAAGATAGATGAGACGAAGCAGGGCTGAGCGAGCATATGATGGGCATAGGCTGGCGATACTATGCAGCATAAGGGCATGGCGGGTTTTCCGGCTAACCGGAAGTATTTTGTGGCTATGGCGAACCGTTTATCATGCCCTAGAAAGTGTTGCGTGGCTTATGTGGGCTCTTGTCCTTCGAGGCAGGGATTGACAAAACATCTCTTTTGGTGTAAAATGACTATGTAACAGTAGGTCATTAGACTAACCGCAGCAGGGGTCGAGTGAGGCCCCTGCTTTTATTTTCGGGAGATTAGCGTGTCCTGCAACGGCAATGAGGAGTGCCCGAAACACGGCAAGCAGTATATGAGAAAAGTGGCAATAATCCCTGGCGGCACAACTAAGGAACAGGTTTGCCGGGGGTGCCACGCCGGGGAGATAGCAGCGGGGCACGAATACATAAAGCGTGAAACCTGGCGAGCAAAGGATTCAGGTGGTCGGGGCGTTCGGTTATCAGGAGGGATGGAATAGTGGCACGAGAAATTGGCGGGCGCAACAAAAGATAGATGCTCGCAGGCTGCAACGCAGGCAGAGGATGGGAAGACCATTTGGAAGCAAAAGGGCAAGGTATAGGAGAGGCAGTTTAATCGAGGGATAAGAAGATGCCATTACGCCCAGGGAAATCAAGGGAAACGATCTCGAAAAATATTTCACAGTTAGTTCATGAGGGCTATCCGCAGAAGCAAGCGGTAGCCATTGCATTTGATAAGGCGGGGCGAAGCAGGAAAAGACCCAACAATCCAGGAGGGAGGAATATGGCTGTAACAACCGAAACCGTCAGGCTGACCAAGCAGAAGCCAGCCAAGACCATCAAATACAAGAAGGGGTGGCTTGAATCCTTTGGTTGGGACGGCGACAAAAGCCCAGCGGTGCGCCACGCAGCGTTGAGAAAGGCCGTGAACGCTTCTAGTTACGCCAGGGTAAGCAGGGCCTTGGGGCTTGCGGCCAATGTCTTCAACAGTGATGCGGCCAAGGCAGACCGGGCTTGGCTTCAGAAGATGTACGGCGGCAAAGAAGAGAAATAGTCCATGGCCAGGGGCAAGCCCAACGAACCCCGTGATGCTTCCTACTTTTGCGGGGCGAGAAATCGGGCGGGCAAGCCTTGTCAGCAGAGAGCGGGCTGGGGCACGGGCCATCCACGGATAGGGCGCTGCAAACTACATGGCGGGGCGAGCCCGATAAAACACGGCCTTTACTCGAAGGTTGTCCACGAGCAACTCCGGGCGAAGATAGGCATTGCTGAAACAGCGACCCCGATTGACCAGATGATCGAGGCGCTCAATCTTCAGACTGCGTTGGCGATGGAGTATATCGGGAGGTTTGGCCCAGACATTAAATTGACGGGCAAAGACCTGGGCCTCCTGTCCGATTTACTCGAAAAAATCAGTCGCATAGGCGAGCGGATTTACAGGGTTAGGCAACTTGAAGCGATGACGATGACCGAAGGATTGGCCCTGATAGAGGAGTTTGGGCGCTTAGCGGAGAAATACCTTGATACAGACGAGGCAAGAGAAGCTTTCGCGGCCGATGTCCGAGCGCTCCTTTATAGAATTGGTGGCCGAGAGAGTGAGACCCAAGCCATTGGCCTCGCCCTCCCGCAGGGAGCGAATCGAGCGGCTGATAATACTCGATAAAGACGGGGATTATTGCCCCCTAGCATTTTGGCCGGAGCAGGAGAAGATTTACCAACTCGTTGTGGAGGTGATGGGGTTGCGGGGCGATGCCGACATTCTCAAAGACAGGCGGATAGGAGTTTCCACGTTACTCCTTGCTGTTTTCTATGACGAGGTAAAGACCAGGAAAGGCGTCAACGCCCAAGTCATCACCCACCACCCCGACGCCAGTAAAGAGTTCAGGGAGATTATCAAGCGATTCTGGCTGTACGATGAGGACAGGCCCCTGATTCAGTATGACAACGCAGGCACCTTCTCAGTGAAGGGGCAGGACAGCAGGATATATATAGGGACAGTTGAGTCGAGCGGAGAAGGTCGAGCCAGAACTATTCACCTTCTGCTCTGTACAGAAGTTGCCCGATGGCCAGAGAGGGAAGCCCAGGAACTTTGGTCTGGCTTTTCCCAGGCAGCCCAGCGGGGGCTAAGGATTCGGGAAAGCACGCCGCACGGAAGGGGGAATTTCCATCATCGAGAATGGAAAAAGGCCAGAGAAAAACGCCCAGAGAGTTGTTTATTCTTCAGATGGTTTGACCATGACGAATACCGGGCAGACTGGCCAGCCCGAAACCTATCGAACAATGACGAAGATATATATGGTAACGAGGTAGCCGTATCCGAGATGTACGGCCTCGATCTTTACCAATTGGCTTGGCGCAGGGAGATGATAGAGGAATTGGGGAAGGACGGCTTCACCCAGGAATATCCAGAGGACGAAGAGACCTGCTTCCTTGTAACTGGTGAGACGGTATTTGAGAAGGCCATCCTACTCAAACTACTTCGAGCGACTGAGTACATCCAGCCATTAGAGCAAAGGGAGGAACTCACCGTGTGGGAGTATCCTACCGAGGGGGAATACTACGTGGCGTTTAGCGACGTGGGGGAAGGTCTCCCTCTGGGAGATCGCTCAGCAACGGTGGTTCTGCGCTGGAAAACAGGGAGGCAGGTAGCGAGGCTTTGGGGTTGCTTGCCACCAGAGGAGTTTGCAATGAAGAGCGCAGCCCTTTGCACGATGTACAATAACGCCCTTTGGGGGATCGAAGAGGCAGAGCACGGCAAGACCGTACTCTACATTGTAACCGCCCAATCGCCTTATGCCAACCTCTATTATCGAGACAAGAACAAGCCAGGCTGGAGAACGGATAGGGGAAGTCGCCCCACGATGCTCGATCAACTAAAAAGGGGTATACGGGAGGGAAGCATTGGCGTCATGGATAAGGACTTCGTGTTAGAGTGTTTATCCTTTGTGAGGACTGACGCTTACCCCGACGGCGAAGCAGATGCTGGGGCTCACGACGACTTAGTGATGGCAAATGCGGGGGTGTGGAGGCTGAGGGCTTTGAGTGGCCCACCAAGCCCGATCAAAATTAGGGAACTACTTCCCTCATAGGAGAAGCTCGATGAAGCCGATATTAGGGTTGGAAGGAGAGAAACTACTACAGACCATCAGAGACCACGTTGGGATGCGTCGGCAGGTGCAGGCAAGGCTCAAAGAGTTCCTCGACTTGTACGAGAGGCTCTATCTTCTCAAGCCCAAGAAGGAGCGGCCCCTCGGCCAGATAGAGACTGCCCAAGGCGTAGACGTCATCACCAACGATATATGCAATGCCGTGAATGTCATGGCCAACCTCCTCAATGCGGCCCAGGTTATCATCTCCACGTTCGCTGCTGAGCCCGGGAAGGAACTGAAGAGCGACAAGGCGGAGATGTTCTACAAGAACGTGCTTTTCCACACCCGAAAGAAACTGGGGAAGCCCCCGCTAACCCTGGCCCGGATGGATCAGTGCAAGTTCGGTAGGGGATGTCTCTATCCCAACTGGCGGCAAACAGCAGACTACATCGGGCCAATCCTCGAAAGGATAGATCCCCGCAAGGTCTTGTGGGAGCCAGGTGGCCCTTCTGATGAGTATGCTTCAACTGTCGTGGTGGAAAAGAGGCCCGTCCCAACGGTCGAGAGCAAGTACAAGGTGAGTCTAGCGGATTATTCGGGCTGGGAAACTGATAAAAAGGCCGAGGCGAAGGTGGATGTTTTCGACGTATGGACTTGGGAGGGGATAACGCAAGAGGACAAGGATGGGAACAGGACAGCCAAGGAGGTGGTGGTCAATTGCATCGTTACCGACAAGACGGTTTTGAAGGAACCCGAAGTTATGGGTGGATACAGCCACCTTCCGGTGATCACCTTTGGAGCCTATCCAACGGGCGAGGAACTCTTGGAGTACGAATTCGTGCCTATTTCTTTCTTCATCCACACAGCAGTCCTTTTAGAGAGAAGGTTAAGGACTGCCCAATTCAAGAGATTAGACCAGATGATACGGTTGCCCCTGGTATTTAAGACGACTAGGCCAGAATATGCCAAAACGGTCTCTGTTGAGGAGGGCCCTTTTGTCATGATACCCCTAACATTGCAGGAAGAGATCACCTTTCCTGAGTGGAGGGGTTCCCCACCAGATTTAGAAAACCTGGGGCGATTCCTCGATGCCCAAAGGCAGAAAGGCTCATTTTCCGACCTAGCCCTGGGGGAGATGCTCGTCATATCTGGAATAGCGGCAAGCCGTTTCTGGGATGTGAATGTCCTAAAGATGGAAGCGCCAGCCGAGCAATACGCTTGGGCGCTTGAGCGTTGCCTGCATATGTTCAGAGACTTCGCTATCCAGTTCGGGGGCAACGAGAAACTAATTTTGGAGTTAGGCCCTGGGGCGAAAGAAGGGCCGGGGGTCTTCGACATACTGGGAAGAGACCTGAAGGGAAGCAAGGTAACGGTGGAAGTAAAAGCGGCCGTGCCGGCGGACATTCGTTATCGGGACAGTATGTTCGGTTTAAGACTTCTACAAATGGGGGATAAGTGCCCCTTCCCATTGGCCTATGTGTTGGAGCGATGGTTCCATGAAGACCAGCCAGAGTTATTGTTGGAAGCAAAGCGCAAAGAGATTGAGGAATACGGTGACATCCTGGGGTTCCTGAAGGGCGAGAAGGAAAGGGAACAAGAACCCAAACCCAGGCCAGTGCTCACAGCCCAGCCAGGCCGTGAGACGGCTTATCCTGCGGAGGTTCCTTATCCTGAGACCGTGATGCAAGAAGAAGGATATGAGGAGGTGTAAGATGGCTATAGAAACAGATGGGCAGAGGCGGAGACGCAGAGGACAACGCATGCCCTTCCCAGAACCAGAGGGAGGAGGCAGGCAGAGGCGTCGGCCACGACTAGAAAGGGAGGAACCAAGACCGCTGCGCCCAGAACCGCTGAGCGGTGTAACACCAGCACGGGTTCCAGCAGAAGAGATCAGGGCGGAGAGAGTTGGGCGGCCAAGGCCAGGCGGCAGGCCGCCTGGGCTGGCGATGATGGCCAGGCCCACAATGGTTTTGCCTCGATTGCCAGAGCGGGCAAGACCAAGATACACGATGCCTTACGGTTTCAGGCCCCGCCCGCCGAGGGCAGAGGAAGTAGGAGAAGGTGGAGGGGCATACATTCCGCCAGTAGAGCCTCCTGCACCAGCGGTGCTACTAGGGGCAGTGCCAGCACCAGCGGCAGCGCCAGCAGCAGAAGAGCCCCGACCCCTTTATCCCCTGACTCCTGGAGACTGGGAACAGTTGGAAGGAATGCCCTTTTGGAGGAGGGAGTGGGAGATAGCATCCAGGACACAGCGAGGAATTCCCCTGCAAGGTTACGAGATTCACTCCATAAGTCGGGAGGGTTATCCTGGCAGTTTCTGGTCGGGTGAGTGGGGGCCAGAGAGCGAATCGGCTTGGCTAACCCAGGCTGAGCGAGGCGGGGGAGGAGGCGGGGGATACGTTGCCCCTCCTGCTCCAGCCCCCTACCCTGCCGTTGTCTTGCCGTCCTTCCCCGAGACACCCACCGCCACTGCGGCGACAAAGGTTACCGCCGCACCTGCAGAGAGAGGTCTTATGGCTACGGCGGGTCGTCTTGGTGCTCCACTCGCATTAGCAACCCCCACCCTGCCGAGTTGGTATGTGCAGGAGCCTACCTTCGCAGGAGATATAGGGGCGAGGCAACAGGACATACTCTGGGCTACTAACTCGCTCTTGCCCTTTATGAACCCACAAGATCAAGCGGAGATTGCAAGGTATCTCTATGTGGCAGTTGGGGGGAGTGCGGGGCCGTTTGCTTCTTACCTGGGGGCGAACGAAAGCCCCTTTGGTGGGCCAAGCGCACTGAACACTCGGGAGGGGTACGAAGTTCTACGAACCAACCTGAGTAATATCAAAGACAACAATCTTCGGGCTGCGGCGCTTCAGATGCTAGACCTAGCCCAGGGGACAATATATGGAGCAGGGCAACCGAGGACAAGAGCACAGGAGATTGCCTTGCAGGATGGACTCAGGCGCATGGTGCAGGAAGGCCCTGAAGGCTGGGATATTCTGGGGACGATTCTGAGTAAGGTCTTCAAGCCCACGGAACTTAGGCCGGGGGCGGGGGAAATGGTGTGGAGCGAAGAGCAGAGCCGCTATGTTCCCTTCTATAATGTGCAGTGGCTGTGAGTTTAACGGCTGATGGTTATAGCCAACCCAACCAATGGAAAAGGGAGAGACCAGCGAGGGTAATGGCATAGAAAAACAGCAGAGCAATAGGCAAAAAGCCGAAAAACTGCCCCATCCTTTCTGCGGCTTGTAGCCCGAAGATTCTCTTAACGAGCGATGTTATGGCCCAAACAACCAAAAATAGTGGAAGCCAAAAGTCCCAGAAATCTTGCCAGAAATCATAATATCCCATCTTGCGTTTATTATAGCATGAATCGAGGAGCCTGTAAATGGCAAGACTACCAAGACTGATCGAAGAAAGACTAGGCAGGCGACCGAGAGAACCACGCCCTTCTCGCCCGCCGCTACTTGAGCGGGTTCCTGCGCCAACGCTAAAAGTTTCCAGGCCCCGTGTGCCCAGGCCACCAAGAGCCATCGGTCGGGCTGCCGTAACTAGGGTAAGCCCTATACCCACGCCAGATAGGTTGGCCCGCTTACGAGAAAGGTTGGAGGCACGCAAAGAACGCTTGGTGGAGCGAGAGAGGCTTACAAGGGCCGCTATGCCCCGCCCTGTTGCCATATGGAGGGCTGGGGCCGCATTGCCGCAAGCCCCCACCAGACCCCCGGCAATACCTCCTACGCCCCCCCCGGCCCCCCAACCGATTCCTCGAATACCAGCGATGGAACGTCCCCCAGAGGAAAGAGCGGAGATGGTTCCGCAAGTAAGGGCTAGACCCCCAGTAGCCCCCTACCCTGCCCTACGACCACCAACCACACAGTTATTAACCCCTGAGCAGCGACAAGCCATAAAAGAAGCGCTGACGATTACTCCAATACAACCAGATATCCTACGGGCCATAAAAGAAAGGGTGGCAAGGGTGCGGATCCCCACGCCACCGATTCCACAGGAGGAAATAGAGATAACCCGTCCTCCTATTTTTCCAGATCGCATCCCTGCTGATGTTGGCTTTATTCGTGCCGAGATAGAACGGGCGAGGCCCTACGAACCGCAGATGTCTCCTCAAGAGAAGACGAAGTACGAGAGTCTGAAACAGAGCCTAACAGAGACAGAAAGGTTAGTGCCTATGCCCCCGATGTTGTTCACTCCAGAGGAAAGAAGAAAGATGGCCGAGCCACCAGTCTTGCCCCCTGGGGTTGAGCGATTAAAGCCACTAGAGATTGCCAAACGATTTGTCAACTGGTTATCGCCTGGCTATCTGGAGCGAACTAAAATACAGTTGGTCGAACCCTTGGCTGCCATACCAGAAGCGATCAGGGCAATCCTCCCTGCGCCAACTGCGGTTATGGAAAGCACGGCAATCCCTGGATTTGAACGACACGGAGAAAGCGTAGCAGAAGAAGTAAGGAATCTTCTGGGGCCTGAAAAGGCCGAGGAATTTGGCCATGCCCCCAGCGAACCCCTTAGCAATCTCGTTCAACGTGCGGGGATGGGGGCCTTATATGCTTGGTTCGACATAGTGGGCGGGATATTCAAGCGTGTTGATGACATTAAAAATGCTGCGCTCTCTGTCTTCTTCAGGCAGGTAGAAAAAACCCCTAATCTTGCTATGCTTTCTTTTGGTCTTCCTGGGACTCAGGGGCCACTATACCCAGCGGGGATTAGGGAAGAACTTTACAGGGGCATGGAAGAAGAGGGTAAGACCAACCCGCTTCTGAATCAGGAAGAACTCAAATCGGCCATTGACGAGAACGAAATGGTTTGGTCGATGCTAACCCTGGAACCATCCCTCAAAAAAGATTTGCGGGATAAGGTGGCTTCCGGCGAACTAACGATGGAAGACCTGATGCGGGACTATCGCAACGATAACCTTGAGTTGGCAATGAATCTAATCACTACCCCTTGGTGGTATATTCCCCTGGGGCCGGCGGGGAAGGTGATGTTTGCCCCTATTACAGTCCCCCTAAGTTTGGCATGGCGAGGATTAAAGGCAATGCCCGTAATCAACACGCTCGTTGAACTATCCAAGCGAGCCAAGGTTGAACGATATGCTGATGAGGCCGCTAAATTCTGGGAAAGGGCCATGACCCGAATGCCTGGGTGGGTTGAGCAACAGGCGGATACGGCCTTCTCTGGCGGCACGAAATTTGAACTGGGACAATTTTTTGAAAACGCCAGAATCGCAGCCGAGAAAGGAGATATCGCCAGGGTACTAGGGGTTACGGACGATGTGGCAGCAAGGCTTCAGGCTTTTATAGAGTTCGCCGAGCGAGGAGGTTTTGACCTTAGTAGGTTAATGGCTACGGCTGGCACTAAGGACGCCGTCCTTGGTTATATAAAGTGGATTGCCAGACAGGAAAAGGCCGCCGAACTGGGGGTCAACCTGGTCAGGGATCGACACTTCATGGGCGAGACCATGCAGTTTATGAAAGAGATGTGGCTGTCGACAAGTCCTTCTTGGGGAGCAGTGAACTTTCTGGATAATAGTACGAAGTCACTCTCGCACGGCTTTTTCCCACACGGCAACTTCGCCACTAGGTTCGGCAGATTCGGCCTTACTATGCCTGATTATGTGAATCAAACGCTGGCTACCGCTGGCATCGGGCTTGAGGCAAGGACAGTAACGGGAAGGTTGGGTATCCCCTTGATAAGCAAGCCCGAGAACTGGATGGGGGGCTACCTCATTGGAGCCATAGAGAGGTTTGCGGGGAAAGAAGCCACAAAGCCCGTCGTCAAGTTTTTAGGCCCAATAGTTGATTATACCAAGCGCCCTGAACTAAGCGGATTAGGCCGGGCTATTAAATGGACGCTAGATCACGCTAATCTGGAAAGCCTGGTAATGGCTGGGCGGGCCTTCTGGAATATGGAGTACGCTTTTAGGGCCGAAGGTGTACTCCACAGGCTAACTGGCATTGTCGAAACCTCAAGGCCACAATTTGCCGATGATGCTTACAAAGCCATTGTAGAGGCGGGTTATCCAGAAGATGTGGCGATGGGGATTAAAAATGCCCTGTCTTCCCGCCTTGTGAAAAGCCCCGCTGATATAAATCGCATCTTCTCTAGGTTATACCCAGGGGGCAAGCCCCCTGTCTATGGGTTAACTGATTACCCAATTCAATACTCTGGCAAACTCGCCGGTGTCTTGGAATGGTTGAGCACAAATCTTGCGAGGTTGGAGACATCAGGCAAGGCCACGACCGAGAGCGTTGAGGCACAATTCGATGATGCGTTAAGGATAGCCCAAAAGACCATCGACGATGTACAGAAAGTCGCCGATGACGAGGTTCCGATCTCCAAAGTATTTACCAACCTGAACGATATTATAGCGGTTCAAAGAGCACGCCACCGAGTTGCTCTGGGGCGAATTGACGAACTGATACACCGAGTAAGGCAGCGAAACCTTGCGGGCGATCTCCCTGACAAGGCGGTGGATGACTGCGTGAACATTGCCAACAAAGCCATTTACCGGGCCAACAAGATAGTTAGCCAGGCTTTCAAGAAAACTGACCAAGCCCGCATTGATATGATTGACACCCCCTTAGCCGAGGCACGCAAAGCGCTGCAAGAAGGCAGGATAGATTTGGCCCAGTATTCGCTCAGGTACAGCCAGTTAATCAAGTCTTACCTGAATTACTCCCGCCCTTACTGGGACAAAATGAACGATGACTATGTTCGTATGCTTGCGGCGGCGATGGAAAGGGTTCAGGGGAGAAGTGGCCTATTTACGGAACCGCTATCTATGGAATTGGCCGCCCGAACCGCAAGGCTAGAGACGAATATCCAGGGGATCAAGGCAGCCTGGCGAGAGCAAATTCTTGGGGAGTGGCTCGATGATGCAAGAAACCTGACGGACGAGATTGCCAAATGGCGAGAATGGGCACTGGCGAAGATTGAGGGGGCCATCCCCGAAGAGAGAGTAGCCGAAGCGGTAGCCCCCGAAGTTGCAAGGCCAGCAGAAGGAATCAGCAAGGCTGCTGGCCTTGTCGAGCAATTCACAAACCGTTGGCGCGCAATGATAGAAAACGCTAGGGACGAAGGGACAAGGTATTCGGAGGATATTTTCTTCAACTACGGCAACACGATAGAGCTAGAGGAAAAGATTCGTTGGGCTTTCCCCTTTGTGCATTGGCAGTTGCTTAACCCTTTGTACTGGCTCAAGCACGCCCAGGAGATGCCCTGGATTCCCAATGCTATCAGACTCTATGAATGGGAAACCGACCAGCACAGATTAAAACGCGGCCTGACCGCTAGGTTCAAATGGACTGTTGAAGCACCCCTTGATGAATGGGTTCCCTCTTTCTTCCCCGAAGGATATTACGGCACAGACTTCAGGCCATTCATGTCCTTACTTACCCAGGTGGGGTTGTTCACTCCCTATGGCGAACCTTGGCGCTGGGGCGAAGAAGATGCGGCGGGGAAACTGATACGGGCAAGCGAATGGATTGGAATAACCCCCTATCCCTGGTGGCAAGCGATAGAAGCAAGCGTAACAAAAAGAGAAATGCCTGATTTGGGCAGCCTTTTCCCCATTACCAGGGCAGTGCGAGACCTTTTCGACATTGACCTGGGCCACATAACCGAGATTGAGGATTACTACGCAAATTTGGAGCTTGCTGCCAGGGTAGCAGATGGCGAGATAGACGAATGGAGGGCCAAGAACGCCATTATGCAGGGTGCGGGCAATCCTGATTATGATAGCGCCCTGGACGAAAGCCAGGATATCGCCAAGAAGTTTGACCTAATCAGATTATTTCTCCCGTTCACCATCAAGTACGCCAGCCCCGGCGAAGAGGCTATCAGGCAGGAGATAATGGAACGAGCGGGGATGCCACGAGCCGAGAGGCCAGAACCATCCCCCGGCCTTAGCACTTACTACTTCATCCGCCTATCCCCCGAAGATCAGAAACGGGCACTTGCCTACGAATCCTACATCGACCGCATCAACAACATGAATAAATGGCTTTCTGCTCAAGCACAGTTCTATGGCATCGGGACAAAGAAGTGGCAGGCAATCTCCGACAAATACTGGGAAGACCGAGAGCGCATCGCCAACGAGTACGAAGAGACCGTTACACCCGAGATGACCCAGCGGATGCGTTGGCTGCTGGCCAACCCACTAGATTCCGCCGTTCGTTCTTATAGGAACATGACCCGTCAATTCTTTGATGAGGAAGGGGACTTGAAGGAGGGATATGAATGGGCGGATGTCATCAGCGCTCAAGAGATGTTCAAAAGAGAATTGGTCAGGGGCACGCCAGAAAGAAGGCCCATATCTCTCTTGGCCTTTGAGCAAGCCCGTCGCAAGTGGGAAATCCCTGAAGAGGCGATGTTTAGAGCCTGGGAGGAACTCTATGCTCGGCCAATATATGAAGTGATAAGCAGTACCCGCGATATGGAAGACAGGGATGAGGCGAACGCACTAATTGCCCAGGCAAAAACCATCGCCAACAGCGGGCGGGATAATAAATCTGAACTCATGGCCGAGGTAATAAGAATTCATCCCGATTGGACAAGAGCGCAGGTTGCGCGGGCCATAAGTGTTAAACTGCCCGAATGGGATGCCTGGGCAAGGCGGAATGATCCACTCAAGGATGCGGTTGTGGGGATAATCTGGAATGGATATATGGGCCTGTCAGACTTAGGCAGACGGCAATTCAGACAATTTCTTGAGACTACCCCAGAGATAGACCCTGCGGTATCTCTCCTTTTCCAAGAGATTATGTTGCCCAGGGAACGGATAGGGGCAGAGGAAACAAAATGGCAGCGAGATCTTGGGTTCATGCCCATTAAAGCGCTGCTGATAATTGCTGACTATCTTGGTGCTCTTCAGCCCCTGGCCCGTGAAGGCTTTAGGGCGGAGATAGAAGAAGCCGAAAAGGAGTACGAATTAGGGCCTGGGGCCGAGAGAATCCCCTTGCCCACAGTTGCCCCCCCCACCGAACTTATCACGGGGCCCTTTACACCGATGCCTCAAGGATGGGGCACTGAAAAATTGGCCGAATACATAAAGGCACTTAAACCAGAGGTGCGGCAGGCATTGTTGGAAGCGATGCCCATGGTGCGCACCGCTCAACCTCAGCCACCAGCGCCAGGCGAAATAGCAGAGATGCGATATGGCAGGGAACAATTCAGGCCCCCAGCCCCAGAGGAATCCGCAGCCTACGACAAATGGCTGGGAGTGATGACTCAGTACCAGAATGTGAGAGGCACGAACCCTGAACAGGCCAGGGCTTTCTGGGAGGCTAATGCGGGGGTACTAGAGGATAGACGTTTTTACAGCCCTGGCGCATCTTCGCAGTTCTGGGATTTCTACTATGGTTCCATCCCCCCCGGTAAGATAGCGAGCGAGATCAGGAATGACCCCATAGTAAGCGCTATCGTCAACAGGCAGACACGAAAGTACCTGAACGATGCGGGGTTTGCGGAAGGCTTGAGGCGGATGCAGGCCTGGGCTGCTGCCCATCCAGAAATAGTCTCCATCGGGAATTCCCAAGAATGGGTGCGGGTGAGGGAGATTGTAGCCCAATGGAGCGACCTGAGAGATGCAGGCAGGGAGGATGAGGCAAGAGCCCTCTGGAATCAATATGGAGACCTGCTTGGCAAATACTATGGCGGGGGGGCACGCAGGAGATTTCCGCCCGCCGGCGTGAGGCCGAGACGGTTCGGAGGTGGCGGGGGTAGGTGGGTGGCAAGAGCGCCTACTGGCGGGGAGATTCAAACCTTCTTTAATCGGGTCATACCACCCTTGCTACAAGAGAGTCTGGCCAACTACTGGACGACTGGAGCAGAGTTATCCGCTGCCGATTTAGCAGCCCTTCGCACGCTCTACGAGCGGAGCCCAATGGGGGCAGCGACTTTTGAGCAATGGTTGAACCTGCTACGGCAGATGTGGCAATCATCGATGTCCGCCTATGTCTATAGGCCCAGGTTGCCATATGCGTATCTACAGCGGGTTCCTATGGCCTATAGAGGACGTGGTTGAGATTGCAAAGTCACTAGGATATGGTAAAATAGGATTATGAAGTGCATCGGTGGTAGTCCTAGCAAGCGCAGGCGGACATTGCCCGAAACTCGCAAGAAAATAAGCGAGGCTTTACGGGGTAGAAAATTCTCTGCCGAACATCGAGAAAAGATGAGCGAGGCTTTACGGGGTAGAAAACTCTCTGCTGAACATCGAGAAAAGATGAGCGAGGCCCACAAAGGCAAGAAGTTGTCCACAGAGCATCGGCGAAAGATAAGCGAGGCTCATAGAGGCAAGAAGTTCTCAGCAGAGCATCGGAGAAAATTGAGCAAAGCCAAGCAGGGCCACAAAATCTCACCGGAAAACCGTCAAAAGATAAGGGCAGCCTGGGAAAGCAAACGCAAGCGAGGCGACATAAGGCGGGGCCACATGGCCACCTACTGGAAAGGGGGACGTTCTAATCGGGGAGGTTATGTCATAGTCTTGAAGCCTGGTCATCCCGGTGGTGATGCTCAAGGTTATGTATACGAGCAACGGCTGGTTATGGAAAAACATCTTGGTCGCCTTCTCGGTTTGAGGGAAGTGGTACACCACATCAATGGAAATAGAGTAGACAATCGGATTGAAAACCTCATGCTTTTCCCATCCTTTGTAGAGCATCTTGCCTATCATAGAGAGCAACGTAAAAAGTTGACATGATCTGAGTCCTGTGATATAATATGCTTGAGACAACGGAATAGATCGACGATTTCGGGCAGTAACCGCAGAAGGGCTGTGCGATAAGCGCGGCCCTTTTTTATTTAACAATTCAGGAGGTCTAACGTGGCAAAAGAAAAGACCGGAGTTGGATCTAAGGAACCGGGACAGCCTACAGGGACAGCAGTTTCACCTGGGACAGGCGTTCAGGCAGGAGTTCCACCGAAGGAGCCGACAGCCGAGTTCGATTTCAAAAGCGTGCCCCCAGAAGCCTGGAAATCAGGCAAATGGTACGAGCACGTGCCATCGGAGGCTGTCAACCTCGACAAATTCCCGCAGTTCGGCAAGTTCAAATCGGAGCGAGATAAGTCTGAGGCTACGCTTCGCAAAGAGATGGCCGACCTACAGGCGCAGGTACAGCAACTAGAGCAAATGATCGAGTATCAGGAACTCGAAGGGCTGAAGCCTGAAGAGCGGGAGGGCTACGAACTCCAGAAACTCCGTGAGGAGCGGGCCAAGTCCCAGCAAGACAGAGAGATTGAGGCTGCCTGGGATGCTGCCTGGGAACAAGTCTGTGATCAGCGGGACGGCTTGGCGGAAATCTTTGGCTTAGAAGACCCAGAGAAACTCGAAATCAACGTAGAACTCTTCTACAAAGACCCGAACCTCGCAATTGCGGATTTGAGGAAGCAGGCAAAAGAGATAGCCGAGGAGATAGCAACACCGACTACCCCACCTCCCCTTACCGAGTCCCATGCTGGGGGTGCGCCCAGCGGCGGGCTCATTGAAGAAGTGGCGGGCAAGCCTCCAAGGGAGCGCCAGAGGATATATTCCTCTCACAAGCAGGTGAAACGGCTCTTAGAAGAGGCTGGTTCCCGCAAGTAAACACTAACTACGGAGGTTTAACATGAAAGTGCTATCGGAACTTACCGCAGCACAACACACCGAGGTAAGAAAGGCTGCCCTACTTGCAGGGTTTGGTAGATTAGCCTTTGGGCGATTTGGTGAGCAAGGCGAGTTAACCGAGAAGGGCGGGAATGTCTATCGTATGTGGCGTATCCCGGCCTTCACTGTCCCCGCTACCCCCGTCGAATTAGCGGGTGGCGAGACCCCCGCAGAGACCGCTTACACCCTTTCCTACGTAGATATCACGCCCAAGTGGTACGGAGCCTTCTCCTGGATACCTACCGAGGTCAAGGTGCAATCCATCCTAGACTTGGTAAGCCGACTGGGTATCAATTTCGGCATCTACATGGCCGAATTGGTCGAGACGCTGACGAAGAACGTGGTTACGGTGGGCACGACCGTGCAGTATGCGAGCACGGCGACCGCACGGAACCAGATTACCAATGCCATGCCCCTCAGCACCGCAGAGGTTATCGAGGCTGTTACGACCTTGGAGGAGAACAAGGCACAGGGCTACCCCAATGCAGCGATGCGGAAAATCTGCATCATACATCCCCGTCAGAAAGCAGACCTTCAGAAAGATTCCGACTTCAAAAACTCCCTCCTGTATGCTAAGGAGCGAGGCGATGACAACCCGATCTTTGACGGTCTTCTGGCTGACTACCTGGGTGTGCGGTTCTTCGTGAGCGACTTTGCTCCGAAGTACGCTGGTGAGGGGGCTGGTTCGGCCAACGTCTACGGCGCATTGATGATCGGCTATCAAGCCTATGGCCTGGGTGGTGTCTCTGGGTACATGATTGACCAAATGGAAGGTGGAACGGAGAACGAGGATGAGGTCAAGAATGCCGTGAAACTCATCACGAAGAGTGAGGAGCAAATCGGCGGGCCTCTGGATGTCAAGGGTTCCATTGGCACAAAGTGCACGCACGGATCGGTCATCTGTATCCAGACGTGGATGGTGCGGATCGAGACCGGATCGTCTCTAGGCTAAAGCGAATAAGGATTTAGGAGGTAGAACATGGCAACAACTACTCCCATTCGGGATGTCGTGGGACAGGCTGTGGTATTCCACCTATACAGGCCAGGCACTCTTGCTGTGGCTGATGATAAACCCTCATGGCCCATGCCTAAGTGCCGGGTTATATGGGCTGCGGCTCTCGTGGAGGCCGTCGGTGGGACTTCTGGGGCTACCGATATCACGCTAGAGAACGCTACCGATAGCGTGGATTTGCTTGCCTCTGCCATCAGCATCGCCTATAACGGCACGGCTTATCTAGGCGTGGTTGGCACGCTGGTGTCGAGCGAGGCATCGCTCTTCTTTGATGAGGGCGACAAACTGAGCCTCAACATTGATGCCATTCCTGGAACGGCATCTACTGGTGCCCATGCCTTCGTGATGGTGGAATTGCTATAGTCCAAGTTAGGGGGCGACCCCAAGGCCGCCCCCTTGCCCAAGGAAAGGGATATGGCTGAGCCCTGGAAAGATAAGGCTTGGC